GACACCTGGCGGCCCTTGCCGAGCCGGTCGAAAAGGATTCCGAAGTTGGACGCTGCCTGTAACGCTTCGGCCTGGTTGATGCCCAAAGCGTCGGCGGTCGTCTTCGACCAGGCAACGACGGACGCCTCGGCCTCGCCGAACACAACCCGGCTCTTGCTCATTTCTTTATTCAGGTCTTCGGCGGCGTTGATCGAGTGTTCAACGCCCTGAACCAGCTTGTCGAACGTGAACGCGATCCCGAACGCGCCGGCCAGCGTTTTGAATCCGGTTGACAGGCCACGCGATACGCCCCTGACTTTGGCCTCAAACCTGGTGGCGCTCGCGGCCGAGCGTGCAAACGCCCGTTCAAGCGAGCGGCTGTCACCGATGATTTCGACTTCGATGCGTCTAGCCATCGTGTGCCTGGTGCATGGCTTCGAACAGTTCGGCGCAGCCCATTAACTGCGCGGGGGTCAACTCTCCAACTTGATCGGGCCCGACGCCGAAGTAACCCACTCGTGCATTCCAGAGGGCTGCGGGCTCGCAGCCGATAGCTCCGAATTCGTTGTCGAAGCGGGCCCAGAAATGTTCTCGTTCGCGTCGGAGTTTGCGAAAGGGTCGGGGGTCGCGTCCTCGGTGTCAGCCTCATCGGTTTCCAGCAGGATGTTCAGCCCGAACGGGGTATCCGCGAACCGCTCATAGGTATCGGCCACATCGGCGGCCTGGATCTTGCCGTTGCGATGCAAGGCGATGACAGCGAAGACCGCGAACAGTTCCGGGTCTGCCCCCTCAAACCCTTTTTCGATGGTAAGCGGCATATAGCCAGCCAGCCGTTTCATCCAGCCCCATTCGCGGGTCGTCAGCTCGCGGTCTGCGATGTCGAACTGGTAGCGGCCGTCCCACGGCGGCACACCGCTGATCGTCAGCCAATCCATCAGGGCCGAGCCTCAAAATGCTGTTCCACCTTGGCCATGGCCAACGTCAAGTCGCGGTCTAGGTCGTCGGTATGCGACATCAGCGCCGGCAGCAACGCTTTGCGCATTTGCAGGCTGCCGTAGTCGGGCCGATCACCGGTCGTTTTGCGCAACGACTGGCGAACGGCGATGCCACGCTGGCGAACGGCTACGCGGTAGCCGGCAGCCGAACGTGAGTCGATCACATCCATGCGCCGCTGGGCGTCGGCCCTGACCGTCTCGCCTATCTCCTTAAACGCGGCCCGGATGTAACGTTTCGATTCGCGGTCGGCCCTCGCGGTGGCACGCATGAATTGTCGATAGCCGACGACGCGGAGCGTTTCCTGTGGCATCAGGCGGTGACGAAAGTGAGCCCTGCCGGATCGGATGCGGTGAACTCGACTTCGTACGTGTCCGCCTCCCCACGGGTCGCACCCGGCCCGTAGGTGAGCACCTGGCAGGTGCCGGTCAGCTCGGGGTTGGTTGGGCCGACCGGGGTAGTGCCATCGGGCCGCCAGTGGATAACACAGTTGGTGCGGTTCTTGTGCAGCGGGTACAACGTCGCATGCACTTCGCCTGTCCCATAGGAACCGTAGAACTCGATCGTGACCGACTGTTCGGTGGTACCAGCCAGGTACTCGTTCGAGCCGGTGGCGTTGAAGCCGGACACGTCGATGCGCTCGCTGGCCGAGTTGAACCTGACCGACCGGGCGAACGTGGACAGATCGACCAGATCCACCTTCACTAGATCTTTGAACGCGACACGTTTGCTCATTCTTCGTCCGCCCCTTTCTTCTTGCGGTTGCCTTTCACGATCGTGATGCTGCCGCGTTCGACGGCCCGGCTCTCCAGGTCTTCGTCGTAGTCGGCGTCGAACTCTTCGCCAGGCTCGTGGTCGTCAAAGGCCACCGGCCCGGTCACTTTGTATGTGGTCATAGGAACTGGCTCACCCTCCATTCACAGCCCAACAGCCGGCCGTTGGTGCTGGTGTCCTCCAGGTATTCGCGGAACTCGGATACGCCTTCGGGGGTCATGGCGGCGGTGTCCGCGATGGCGGCTTCGACCGACGCCGAATCGTTGGGATCCATCAGCCTGAGCAGCAGCAGCATGGCCGATTCTTGGTCGGCGGTGGATACGCGGGCCCGGATGGTGAAGAACGCCTGTGATGAGCCCACTCCCATGCCGGCCCCGGTCTGGAAGGGTGCGGACGGGTAGATGTCCAACGCTGGCGGGGTCGGGTTGGCCAGCAGGTACGGGTACACCTGCAGCCCGTCGATCTGGGCGGCGATCGTTTGCAGCGCCGCAGCGATCTGTTCCATGCCTGCGATCAGGCTGGTCACGCCACACCGGACGTCATTTTCAGCGGGGCCAGCTTCAGGTGGTGGCGATACCAGGTGTTGCGGGCGGCGACGATCGGCTGTGATTCGGCGGCGATGCCGACGACGCCGAACGGCGACTGGGTTTGCCGCCAGTGCTCAACGGCGCGTTCCAGGTTGACCTCGATGACGAGCGGCGGGGCGGGACTAGGGGCCGGCGTGGCCGGCCCGTAGTCCAGTTCCCAGTCGATTTCTTCCGCTGCCGCATCGAGGACACGTTGCATCGCCGTGGTCTGCGTGGCTGTCGGTGCCGACAGCTTCAGCAGTTCTTGCAGCTCGGCAACGGTCGCGTAGGCCATCAGCCCAGCGACCTGCCCATGTAGTCCTTGTTGCCGGCGACGACCGAGCGGGCCATGTAGTCGGTTGCCTGGCTGGTACCCGGCGTCGGGTTGTTCAGCAGCCGGCCGATGTAGTCCTTCGTCATCGTGGTGGTCACGGTTCCACCGACCTCGGGCGGCCCGTGCGGATCGCCGTCGCCGTTGGCGGCGTCGATCGAGTCGCGGATTTCCTGCTTCGACATCGCCGCGTTGGCCGGGCTGATGCCCCTGGCGCGGGCGTAGTCCAGCAGTTCCTCCTTCGTCATTTCGTCCAGGCTGCTCACGGCGTCTTCACGATCTTCACGATTCCGTTGCCCTCGATCGTCATCGGGGTGAAGTAGCCGGCGTATGCGACCTGCACGCCGAGCACCGACGGCTCAACGACCGACAGCGACCCGATGCGGTCTTCGTAGACCTCGGCCGCTGCCGTGGAGAACACGAGGATGCGCAGGGTGCCGCAGCCCGGTGACACGTACAGCGGGATGCCGGTGATCGAACCGACCAGCCCGGTGCCGAAATCGCCTGCGGCCAGGCCGGGGCTGATGGCGTTGGTCGGGTTATACGGCGGGAACACCGGCCCGAGGATGGACAGCATGTCGGGCCCGGTGATCGCGAACACCTGACCGTTGCCCTTCGTGGCCGCGTAGATCTTCGATGCGGCGTCCCACAGCGACGTTTGCACGGCGGCGGCGGTGGCGGCCCCGGTCGGGATCGTGACGCCGGCCTGGGCGGCGGCGTCGAAGGTGGTGAACGCGGCGGCTTCGGTCTGGACGGCGTACACGCCGGCCAGGTCACCGATGATGATGTCCATGATGCCCGGCTGGGTGAAGTCGACGTCCTGACGGGACACGTTCACGTAGCCGCCGTACGTGGCGGCCGTGGCGGTCAGCTTCGTGATGAGCATTTTCTGCGAGGACAGCTCGCCTTTCTCTGCCGCCTGGACGGCGACGGTGGTGTGCTGTGTCACCTTGGGCCGCGACCAGGTTTGGCCGGGGAGCTGCCGTGCGCCGAGCCGGGTGACCAGCGGCCGGTTGGAGTCGATGAACGACACGACCGGGCCGAGGATCGGTGTTGGGATCAGGCCGGCGTTGTCGGCGGTGGTCTGGTGGGCGGCGGCACGGTGGTATTGCTCCAACCGGTCGCGGGCCTGGGCGTTGCCCAAGCCGGCCTGCCACCTGTCCATGACGTATTCGCCGGCCGACCGGTACTCGTGCGGGCCCGCCACGGGGTTGCCGGCGAGCACCGGGCCCAGCTCGGCCATGCGCGCGGACGACTCAACGGCGATGCGTTTCGCCTCTTCCAGCGGTTGCATCAGCCGGTTGATGGCCCCGATGCGGTTGCGTGCTTCGGTGACCAGTTCCAGCTTTTCGTCGGTCAGGTCGCCGTCGCCGGCCGACTGCACGATGCCGTCGATGAACGCCTGGCGTTCCTCCAGCTCGGCCACGTAGCGGGCAAGCATTGCGTCTGACGCTGCCATACGGTTGGTGTCCTTCCATGCGAGGTTTGCAAAGTCTGCAGCTCGCTAGCGATGACACTCGCCGTTCTTAAGGACTGGCCCGCGTCTAGCGGTAGCTACCAAGCCCCGGCGTCAGTGCTGTTCGACACCATAGCGCCGGTCGATGACGGCCGCCATTTCGACCAAGCGCAAAACTTCCAACGATTCCAGGTTAGGACGTTGCCGCTCAGATGGCCGTAAAGACCCGTCAGATGCCTCAGAACGCACAGCGAGCACGTGGGCCGACTCGTATGCAGGCTCGGGCGTCAACGCGACGTGGTGGAGGAACAGGTGGTTCAGTCGGCGACGGTCGCGGCCCTCCCACACTTCCGCGTCTTTGACTGGCCGGCCCTGCTTGTCGGCCAGCAACGAAAACCCGGCCGAAGCGTCCAATAGCCCTTCGTCGGCCAGCGTCAGTGTTTCCTCGCCCAGCTCGGTCTTGCTCATGCGCAGCTCGGCCACCAGCCCATCGTCACGCGCCGTCAGGAACCTGACCGCCCGGCCACACGTACGCGCCAGGTCATGGTCGCGGTTCACCCGAATGTCCTTGCGGCCGGCGATCCCCGACCCGTACGCGCCCTTGCTGACAACCTCGGTGTAGCTGCGGCCGGGCTCGCGGATCATCGTCGGGGATTCGTACGGCATCACGATCACGTCGATCTGCCGTTTCGGATAGGACACACCGACCAACTCGGCGGCCCGGTACTCGATGGTCATGGCTGACTCCTAGAACGGCGTTTCCCGCTGACGCTCTTCAGCGTACGGGCCGCGCGAGCCCACTCTGAGGGATCTACCCACATTTCGATTCCGAAGCCGTAGCGCTGACCATCGCGCCGGGAATTGCGTAGCTCATCCTCGGTCAATGGCCGCCAGCCCTTCTCGCGCATTTCCTGATCGGTCAGACAGCGGCGGCTATCGGGATGATCCATCGACCAGTCGTGCTCGTATGAGCCGACCCGGTGCCGGTCGAACATGCGATCCCCGGAGAAGTCACGGCCACACGTGCGGCAGAACGCAAGCGGCGGGTAGCCGGGCGGGAACGAATAGCTCATTGCAACACCCCCTGCGGCTGCGGCGTGGTCTGGATGCGTTCACGCTGGCGGATTTCATCGACGGTCAGCACGGGCCCGGATGCGTCCTGGATGCCGTGCAGGATCTGGTACGTCTGGGCGCGCTCGTACGCCGGGGCTTGCACGTACCGATCCGAGTTCAGTTCCACAGTGGTCGATCGGGGCAGCAGCCAGTCCGACAGGCCGGCCATGACGGCGGCGGCCATCGGCCTGAGTCCGTCGCGCCAGTGGTAGTCGAACAGGCTGGTGACGTTCGAGTAGGTCAGCGAACCGCTGGCCCCGGTGCCGGCCGATGCGAGCCCGACCAGGAAGGGCGGCACGCCCAGCAGCACGGCGATGCGGGCTTCGTTGAACTCCAGCAGCTCCAGCAGCGCCATGTCTTTCGGGTTGATCGCGGTCGGCGTCCAGGTGATGCCGCCGGACAGGACTGCGGGTTCTCCGATGGCGGATTGGCGGGCCGCCACCCAGTCGGCTTTCAGCTTGGCCGCCTGTGCCGGGCTCAACTGGTCGGGGTGGGTGAGCATCGATGGTGGCACGCCGCCGGCCTGTGCGAATCCTGCGCCGTACTGGGCCAGCATCGACGCGGCGAGCACCTTCGTGCGGCCGGCTTCCAGCGGGCCGTGGCCGTGCGCGTCCGCGACGGTGGACTGGTAGCGCAGGTGCAGCAGCTCGGTGCGGCCCATTTCCTGGCCGCCGATCGTGTAATGCCGCAGGCCGTCCGGGCCCATTTCGGCGGTGACCAGAAACGGTGGCACCACGTGAAAGCGGGCCGGCCAGCCGGTCGAGTAGAACGACGTAGCCCGTACGTACGCTTCACCTACGGCCTGGTAGTCCCAGAAGAGCTGCTTGCAGAACTCTTCCCATGACGTGTAGGTGTCGGGCTGCGGGTTGCGCAGCCAGTCGGTACTCAGGCTGTCGGCCGCGCCGACCAGGAACGGCGGCATCGACGCCAGCGCCGAAGAGTTCTTGTCAATGCACGCCCATGCTGTGTCCGTAAGGACACTCATGCGGGACGACCAGCCGGGCGGCCACCAGTCGGCCGGCCAACCCGACCAAGCGGACGGGATGATCGTCGGCGGCGGCGTGGTCGTCGGCGGGCTGCCGGCGTCATCGATGGTGACGCCGTGCGGATCGCCAGGCGTTACAAGCTGGTCGGGCCCCACGGTGCTCGGCGGCACCGACGCCGGGTCGTTCGGGTTCGGGGTGATGTCGGTGGGCGGCTTAATGGAACGGGTGAACAGCCCGCGCATCACCCCGTGGAGTCTAACCGCGTTTCGTGAAGCGGGACTATTCGATCGGCCCTAACAGCTTTGACAACGCCCATGCAGCGACAACGACACCGATTGTGATTAGCACCGGCCCGGTGCCGGCCGACAGGATCATCGCCAGCCCGACGATGATGGCCACGCCGAGCACCGGGGCCATCAGGATGCCGCCCGCAATCTGGAACACCAGTTTCATTTCATCCCCCTAGTAGACATAGACCCATCATGGGTCACAACGGGGAGAAGTCAATAGATGGCAGGCACCCTGGACGGACGGTGCGCCGCACCCACCGCCCACACCAGCGCCTTAATTAGCGCGCGGGGGCCGCGCGCTATCTGCAACCCCGACGGCGACTCGCGCACCTTGCACTGCGCCAACCCCTCGTCCAGCTCGCTCGTGGTCACGTCATGGACGATCCGGCCGGCGGCTACCAGGTCGCGGAACACCGACAGGCCGGCGGCCGTCTGCTTCGACATCGCGGCCTCGACGCGGGGCAGCGATCCATCGGCGGGCAGCCTGTCCAACATGGACGCGCCCACCAGCAGGTTGCTGATGTCACGCCAGGCGGCCAGCCGGGCCACGTAGCCCACGGCTGCGTCCCAATCAGCAAACGGCTGTGCGTCAACCTCAAACCGCCCATCCTCCAACGCCGCCACCACACCGACCGCCGCCCCACGGCCGAACTCGTCCTCCAACGCCACCACCAGCGGCCCCGTCGACGTTAGCCCGGACTCTGCGAGCCCGGCCCACAAACCGGACGGCAGCAGATCCTCCAGATCACCCGGCGGCACCGACAACCGCCTGGGCCACTGGTTCAACCACTGGGCCCGAAACGACGCTTCGGGGTCGGGCTCTTCGGGATCCTCGATTTCTCCCGCCCTGAGCGCGTCTAGCTGGGTGCGGATCAGCCGTTCGCGCTTCGGTGTCCAGTGCGGCGAAGCCTGCCGCCAACCGTCGACGTCCTCCAGCTCGGTGTGCTCCGGCGGAGACCACTCCAGCAGCAGATCGCCCTCCCCGGTTTCCAGGTTGTTCAACGCCAACAGCCGGCGGCCCAGCATCAGCGTCGTCGCCAGCCGGTGCGCCGTCGAAATCAACAACAGCTGCGGTTGGGCCCGTTCGACCATCGTCGGTGTCAGCCCCTCATCGATCGATGACGCCCTGACCTTCCACGCCTCATCGACGGCGGCGAAGTTGACCGAGTAGCCGTACACCGCTTCGCGGGCCCGCAGCGTCCAGCGTGAACGGTCGGCCAGCAGTTCGATCGACTCCGCACCGTTGCGTTCGCGCACCTGGTAGGTGTCCGGCCGCTGCCGCGCCCAGATCCGCGCCGGCCGCTGAATCTCCGTGCACACCGCGATGTCCTTGCCGGTATGCAAAACCAGTTGCGATTCACCGAACCGCTTGCCCTGGTGCATCCGCCACAAGCACAGCTCCCTGAGCAGCCAGGACTTGCCGCACTGGCGGGCCACGCTCATAACGGCCGCCTCCCACACCAGCCGGCCGGCAGCGTCGACTTCCAACAGCCGCGTCGCGGCCAGCCGCTGCCACCAGCGCAACCGCCGCCCGGTGCGTTTCTCAGCCCAACGAATGAACGACGGGCCCAGCGAGCCGGCCGCCCTCGGGTGCGGCACGGTCATGTACCGGGGCCACGTCGCATCGGCCGGCGGCCGGCGCAACCCGCGCAGCCAGGGAACGTCCCAGCGCGGATCTAGCATCCCGAGCCCTTCGGGCTCGGGATCTAGTTCCGCCGGTTCGGGCTGCCACAGCCGCGAGCTGGTGGCCCGGTTGCAGCGACGGTGCTCCGGCCCCGAGTAGCGGTGCGGATCGCCGTCGACGTGGCCCAGATCCCACGGGTCGTCCGGGGCGATCGGGTCGCCGCAGCGGGCGCACAGCACGCCGCCGGCAAGGACGAGCTGGGCGTAGCGGGCCCGCCGTAGGTTGTGTTGGCGGTCGTAGTGCGCCTTTGCTGTTGCCTGGGCTGGCATCGGCTAAGGAGAGAAAAAATCGTGAG